GCTCAATACTGCAGAATGCAGTTAGCGGTGCAAGGGATACCAGCATTACCAATATCGCTGGACAAATGGGAGCCTATCTGACAGCAGTCAACGGACAGGCACGATCTGCACGAAAGTTTAGCAGTCAATCAATACTTCGATTCGAACCGTCATTTACATTTACATCCAACACACTCAGGAAAAATGTTGTTAGACAGATGCTATTTCCGTTCTATCGGACGCTGTACTCCGACCTACAGTGGGGATACACCAACTATCACTGCCTGAACTTTTTCACAGCATCGTCGGTCCCAAGCAACTCTGCATTACTGTATCCTAACAGTTCCTCTTACTCATCTTCCTATACGGAAGGTGTATCACTAACCAGCGGAGCTTACACGCCTCCAGGGGCGTTTACATTTGACTTTTATATTAATCCAAAGTATACAACAGATAATGAGTTTGCCGAGTTTAAGGCGGGTACCATATTTCACCTCTCTTCAACATACGCAGTCTCATTAGTCACAGGCTCTGCCAAGGCACCTGATGGTAGGCCAAGTGGCTTCAGGATGATGCTTCAATTAAGTCGTAGTGCAGATACGGCTCCGTCGGTGATTGACATATCAATAGCCAATAATGCCCGAAGCGCGCCTACTGATTTAGTATTTTTATCAGATGACAATTCATTACTCAGGAATAATTGGCATCATGTAGGCATTCGATGGGGAACGAATACAGTCGCCGAAGGCTCAGGATCATTTTTTATTGATGGAGTTGAGAAGGGGGTATTTAAGGTACCTTCCGCTTCGATTACACCTATAGCATTCAAGCCACCTCAAGGTGATCCCGATGTTCTGGTTGTAGGAAACTATTATAATAGTCCTAACACAGCAGTTAATGGTGCCGGCTTTCCAAATCTTTTAGCGGGATATTTTACTCAAGCCCCATCTTCAGGCCCAGCATTTAGAGACGGATTAATGCCAATGTTTAGGGATACGGCACCTACTCTGTACGATTACGGGCCAACAGGTAGTCTCGATCATCCATTAAATGCTGAGGTACACGATCTTAAAATATACAAAACATACAGATCAATTGATCAGATTATAACTTCTTCCATAAGCGGTCCAGCAGATTTAAAAGACCTGGCATTCTATGTCCCTCCATTCTTTACCAAAGAGTCACCAGTTAGAAAAGTGCAGGCTCTAAATGCTGGTAATGAGGGTGGCGTAATGCAAACGCCGTTTTTTGGAATTGACTCGTCGACTGATGATCCTTTTAACGTGGCACTATCATTTGGTGTCGGTGGGCATGATATAAATGCCGAGAACTTTGGTCGAGATATGGTCACAGGTATGTACCCGCGGTGGCTAGGCTTGACAGGTTCTACAATTACCACCACCAGCGAGGAACTAACATGCAATCAGTTTCTCTATGCTACAGCTTCTGTTCGAAAGAGGAACCTGACTATTCTGCCATGTGATAATGGTAAGTTTTATCCAAACTTTGGACTGCTGGCATCAGGAACATTTGCGCAAGTTCCAGGATCCGGATCTATTACTGACAGGTACACAAATGACCTAGGTGTCCTGGACTATAGTCTAATATCACTCACTAACATGATACCAACATCTACACTGCGTCCCGGTCTTGTTGCACAAACAGGTTCAGTATTTAATGCAATTGTAGGCGCCTCTCCTGATAATCTTGGTGTAGATCCTGGTGAGGTCCTGACAATATTTCAGCGCACCCGTGATAACTCATCTAATGAGGTGTCGTTCTTTGACATTAGCAACTTATACTATGGAGATAGTATAAGATCTGGTTCATTTTTAATTAGTGATAGTAATCTAACTGGGTCTGACGGCAAGGTATCCATAAAGCTGCGTGACAATGGTGTTGGTGGTCTCTATCGTGCTGATGCCCTTACAAAGCATGCTGCATGGTCTCATGTTGGAAATCTAATATATGAGGAAGGCATAGTTGTCATCAAAAGTCCTAGTCTGCCATTTTTTGGAAAGGACCAGTTTGCTATATCACTAGCCGGCACCCAGAATATTCACACACTTAAGTTTAGCGTTATGGCACCTGGGAGCATGCTGAACTCGTCGTCAAATCCCCAGTATAAACCATTGTCAGCATCACTGAATGCCAATGATAAGAGTTCCGAGTTTATCTACATTGATGGTATCAATTTCCATGATGACAATCTTAATATTATCATGAAGACAAAGATGGCGCAGCCTATTGTGAAAAGATTTTCCGATAAGATGCTGTTTAAGCCCAAGGTTGATTTTTAATAAATCATAATTTTTGGTAAAATTATCCATGCATCTTGGTTTGGATATTAGCACGGCTTGCACTGGCATTTGCCTGATGAGCGATTCAGGTGACCTAATACGACTGACATTTATAGACCTTAAGAAGGAAAAGAACTTCTGGAAAAAGGCCGATACTGTTAGGCATGCTGTTACAGAATTTTTAACCCCAAGTGAACGCCGTGATATTAGTGCTGTGTATGTGGAGGAAAACCTTCAGGTCTTTCGTAGGGGACTATCATCCGCCAGAACTCTCATGACGCTGGCTAAGTTTAATGGTATTGTCTGTTTTATTCTGCGCGAAATATTTGATATGGATCCTATTAGCGTAAATGTCAATGAGGCCAGGAAATCGATAGGTCTTAAGGTGATATCCCAGAGAAAGGGTGGAAAACCAACAAAAGAGCAGGTCATTGACTGGGTCACACTTGATCTAAAGTTACAGCGTAAGTGTGATTTTACTTGGCCCACTAAGATTTTAAAGTCGGGCCCCAGGGCAGGTCTCGAGATAATTTTACCTGAGTGTGCCGACATGGCTGATGCCTACGTCATCGCCAAAGCAGCTACATGCTTGTACAGCTAATCAAATCTATATTATATTTTATCTGTTATGAAGTCATCGACAGAGAAATTAAAGTTCATTAGATCTGTCTTCGGTGAGTATTCACTTTCTAGAAATGAAAGAGATGCCGCTGTACGATGTCCTAGCTGTAGTCCAGTTCGAGGAAAGCGAAAGCTGTCTATTAGAATAGAGGATGATTTTTATCATTGCTGGGTATGCGGCATTAAGGGAAGAAATTTAGTTCCGCTACTTAAGAAGTTTGGAAGCACAGCCTCACTTAGCTTATATAAGAAAAACTTTTTAGGCTCTGATGGGACATGTGATGAAGAGGAAGAGGTCCGCCGGGCCACACTGCCAGATGACTTTACGCTCTTGTTTCACGCTGTTAATAATGATCGTAATCCTGATTTTAAGGCCTGCTTAAACTACCTTATTTCTCGAGGTATAACTGAAAGGGACATATGGTTTTATAAATTAGGTGTCTCAGCTTTGCCTGGATTTTCTAGGAGAATAATTTTTCCGTCATTTGATGCTGATGGAAAATTAAACTTTGTTGTGACAAGAGCAGTTGACAATCATGTTATTCCTAAATATTTAAATTGTAACGTCGACAGGAATGAGATTGTCTTTAATGAGCTTTTCATTGACTGGTCAGATGACGTGGTAGTAGTTGAGGGGCCATTTGACATGATAAAGGCTAATCATAATGCTGTGCCACTTTTGGGCAGTGGACTGTCTGAATCATCGGCGCTGTTTAAGAGAATAGCTGAGAATAAAAGCACCGTTTATCTGTCATTAGATTCTGATGCCAGGAAAAAGACTGACAGGATCGCAAAGCTGCTGACGTCGTTTGGGTGCAATGTCAGCATTATTCCAATGGGGTCATTTGCCGATGTAGGCGAAATGACTCCTGCACAATTTTTAGAAAGAAAAGAATGCGCAAGCCAGTGGACTCAGTGGACACATGTTTTAGACAAAATCGACAGGTTGAATTAGCAGTAAATGAGAGCATATGACGAATGAGCTTAGAGTTGTCCATATTGCGGACATACACTGGCGTGGACTAGCAAGGCACGAGGAATATCGTGAGGCATTTGGCAGGTTTTTTAAGGAAGCCAAGGCCAAAAATCCAGATGTTATCTACGTCGGTGGCGATATTGTACACAACAAGACCCAGGGGATATCCCCAGAGTTAATCGATAACTTAATATGGTGGTTTACATCTCTGGCAGAGATAGCACCCACACATGTCATCCTGGGCAACCATGATGGCATCATGCACAATAAACTGCGTCAGGACGCAATCTCACCAATTATTAATGCACTTGATAGTGATAGGATATTTCTATACAAGGACAGTGGCATATATCCGACAGGTATTCCTGGTTTTAATTGGGCTGTTTTTTCATGTTTCGATGAGCCAGGTTGGGACAATGTCACACCAGTCGAGGGTGACATAAATATTGCCCTTTATCACGGTGCAGTCCGCGGCTCCCTAACTGATATTAACTGGGAGGTCGATGGCGAGGCGGATATTAGCTTCTTCGACGAATATGATTTCACTATGCTGGGTGATATTCACAAGCCTCAATTTTTAAATACTGAAAAGACAGTCGCCTACTGCGGATCCACCATTCAGCAGAATTATGGTGAGGACATGGAAAAGGGTTTCATGTTCTGGAAGATTAGGGCTAAGGATGATTTTGATGTTGAATTTTGTGCCTTGGAGCCTGTTAACCCATTCGTCACTATCGAATGGCTGGGTAATGTTGGCAACACACTGTCTGCATGCAAGAAATTTCCGCATGGCACAAGGTTTAGGATCCGAGCTTCCGATCCAATACCTCAGGTAGAAGTTAAGCAGGTCCAGAATGACCTCAGGGAACTGCACGGTGCCGATGAGGTCGTTTTTAAGTATGATGATAACTATGATACCAATGTAATAAGTACGAAGTCTGTCTCACTATTTAAAAAGGACCTTCGTGATCCCTCTACTCACTTGTCGCTATTTAAGGAATACTTCGGAGATGATGCCCATAGTGAAGAGGAATGGAAAGTAATTCAGGCAATGTTGACTGAGTATATCAAGGCAGCCACACGTGATGATGATATTGCTAGGAATGTTAAGTGGTCAATAGACCGGATGGAGTTCGATAATATTTTTTCATTCGGTGCTGGTAACACAATTGATTTCTCTAAGTATGAGGGAATAACTGGCATATTCGCTGCAAACGCCTCAGGTAAGTCATCCATTGTTGGCTCTATCATGTACAGCCTGTTTAATACTACTGACAGAGGTTCTATTAAAAACCTCCATGTAATAAATGGTCGCAAGAATTTTTGCAAGGTTAAGGCAGACATATCAATAAACAGCGAGAGGTATCGTGTCGAACGACAGACAGTCAGGCATGAGAACAGGAGTGGCATTCAGAACGGTATTACTCACTTAAATTTTTATAATTTAAAGGAGAATGGACTAGTCATTGATAAGACAGGCGAGCAGAGGACAATGACTGAAAAATTGATCCGGAATTTAATCGGTACTGCCGATGATTTTCTTTTGACATCATTCGCATCCCAGGGTGAAATGAACAGATTTATCCAGGAGGGTGCAACACATCGGAAGAGGATTCTGACAAAATTTCTTGACCTTGTAATTTTTGAAAAGATTTTTGAGTATGCTAAAAAAGACTCCGCAGACATTAAGGCACAGCTGCAGTCAGCACCTGACAGTGACTGGAGCAGTCTGATTAGTGAGAAGCGTGCCGATAATAAAAAGATAAGAAAAGAGATTAAGGGAATTGAATCCGGCCTTGCCACTAGTCGAGCACGTCTTTTTGACCTGAAGGGTAAGTTAGAAAAATTAGATACAGCTGATCTTGTCACACCTGCAGATATCGTGAGGGTGGAGGGTGTTTTAAATAGCATCTTAGACTCTATTAACGAAAATACTACAACGCTGCAGTTAAAAAATAGTGATATGAACACTTTGTCTGAGAAAATAAAAAAGATTCAGAATGTAAAGGTACAGTTTCCTATTGAGGAGCTCCGCGCTGAATTTGAGTCTCAAAATGGTCTCAAGGATTCAATCACCACAGTTCGACATGTTTATGAGAAGGAATTGTTGACATTTAATAGCAGGAAAAAATCGATTAAGATTTTGGATGATGTACCTTGCGGCGATAGTTTTCCTACCTGTAAGTTTATTAAAAATTCACACAACAATAGGGATCTGTTGGTGGAACAAAAAGCTAAGATAGCTGAGATGTTAACACGCCTTGAGTCGCTAGAGAAAAAACTGTCTGAGTATGCAGCCAAGGGGACAGAGGATAAAATAGCTAAGTATGAGGCGCTTCTTAAGCGGGAGCGTGAATGCAGTAATGAAATTGCTCAGCTCTTGCTTGATATTAAGTCATTAAAAATAGAGGATAGGATCTTAACAGAAAAATCTAAAAAGCTTTCCGATGATCTTGCAGAGATGCGATCTGTCGTGACCACAGATGAGTCAGGGGATGAGGTGTCTGAGCTACGCGGACTTATAAACGAGATTAACTCCGATATAAATACACGTGATGCAACTAGGATATCATTGGCTACATCTCTGGGTGAGAATAATGCATTTATTAAAAAGACGAAGGAAGAGATGCGGCTTTATACCAAACTTCGTTCTAAGTGGAATATCTACCAGAGTTTTATGAAGGCCGTATCCAAGAAGGGAATTCCTGCACAGATAATATCTTCTCAGTTACCCATTATTAATGCCGAAATAGCAAAGATATTAAATGGTGTCGTTGACTTTACCGTAGAATTTGACATACACAATAGCAATAGGGCAGATATTTTTATCAACTATGGAGATACTAGGAGGATAATAGAATTGGCCAGCGGTATGGAAAAAATGATCTCTTCGCTTGCGATCAGGGTCGCGCTTCTTAATATTTCGTCGCTGCCAAAACCAGATATCATGATTATTGATGAGGGATTTGGAACGCTGGATGAAAATAGAATAACAGCCTGTAATTTACTTTTAACATCTCTTAAGAAGTGGTTTAAAAATATTCTGGTGATAACACACGTCGACGGCATTAAGGATGTGGCCGATAATGTGATTGAGATTGGAAAGAAGGGAATTGATTCGTATGTCCTCGCCGAGTGAGTGGAGAGAGTTTGACGAAACAAGAATTGTTCAGGAACTAGATCACGATATTTTTGTGATAAAGCCGAAGAAACAGGCGTTTCACATTCCTCTTTTTTGTCCAGTCTGTAGCATTGTCATGGACAGTAAATTAGACGCAGTTGTTTATAAGAAATTTGAGTGCTGTGAGCCCTGTGCGAATGACTGGGCATATTTAAATGCTGCCCGCTGGAATGATTCGTGGAGACCGTCCCCTGAAGAGGTCACCGGTGTTATAAAAAATAGAAAGCCTAGATCAATTAGTATCAAGGCGCGATGAAGTAATATATATCAAATAGGAGACTACCAATGCTTTCGATGCAACAAACAAATACAATAGGTCAGATCATAAATGATACGTGGGGAGTTTCTTCAACACCTAAGTCGGCCTCTAGCGCTTTAAACGTAAAACTTACTGGTGAGGACACTCTCACATTTAAGTACACAACAATTGTCACATTCGCTAGCGAGAAGTCACTTCATGAGCAGCGAAGAAATTTAGACGTTGAGTCAGCAGAGGTCGTCAACAAGAGGGCAGCTGATATTAAGAAGCTGTTTAAGGACGCAACAGGAGAATCTCTGACACTTAAGGAGATTACATCTGACGATGATCTTGAGATAATTTATTTCAATCAGTACACACCGCTTCGCAGAGCCTACTACAGAAGGACAACAATCTTTAATTGTGCCAGTTAATAAGGAAAAACAGGTCAAGGAGATTATTCGCTGTGGTAAAGACCCGGCGTACTTTATAAATCAATACGTTAAAATTGTTCACACATCACGTGGAACAGTAGACTTTAACACATACAAGTTTCAGGATGAATGCCTGAAACAGTTTCTAGAACACAGGTTTAATATTGTACTGAAAGGTCGGCAGCTTGGCATGTCTACCCTGACAGCTGCATATGCAGTGTGGCTGGCCTTGTTTCACAAGGACAAGAAGATACTGATTATTGCTAATAAGCTTGATATTGCCGTTAACTTTATGAAGAAGGTTAAGGGAATACTTCGAAGTCTTCCAAAGTGGCTTGTGCTCCCAGAGGTAGTTTCAAATAATCGGCAGTCGGTCGAGTTCAACCACGGCTCTTCAATTAAGGCCATTCCTACATCAGACGACGCCGGCCGATCAGAGGCGCTGAGCCTGCTGATAGTTGATGAGGCTGCATTTGTTAGGAATTTCGACGAGCTGTGGACAGGCCTGTATCCTACCCTGTCTACGGGTGGACGGGCTATATTAATATCTACGCCTAATGGCGTCGGTGGCATGTATCACCAGTTGTATACAGACGCCGAATCCGGTATTAATGAGTTTAATGCGATCCGGCTTCCGTGGGACGTGCACCCTGAGTACGATCAGGAGTGGTTCGACCAGCAGGCCAAGAATTTAGGTTCTAAGAGGAGGGTGGCTCAGGAGCTCCTGTGTGACTTCGTGACATCAGGAGATACGTTCCTATCTATGGAGGAGATCGAGTACCTTAGATTGATGGTGAAGCCCCCTCTGGATAGAATTGGTGCTGATAGGAATGTCTGGGTGTGGAAACATCCACTTTCATCTCATCAGTACGTTATATCCGCCGACGTCGCCCGTGGCGACGGTAAGGACTTTTCTGCCTTTCATGTGATTGATGTGACAGACGATGAGGTAGTTGCTGAGTACAAGGGAAAAATACCACCTGATAGGTTTGGCGAGTTACTTGTGGAGATAGGATTGAAGTATAACACGGCGCTGCTGTGCCCTGAGAACAACTCATTTGGCTACGCGACCCTAGTTAAGATTCGTGACCTAGAGTATCCTAGGATATATCATCCAAAATCAAAGGGACTCCACCTGTTCGGCTACAGTCCGGTTGAGGATGAGCAAAAGGCAGGTTTTACGACTAGCGGCAAGAGTCGAATGCAGATTCTGGCAAAACTAGAAGAGGTTGTCAGGAACAAACAGGTTAAGATGTATTCCAGCAGGTTTTACGAGGAGATAAAGTCATTTATATATCACGGTGGAAAGGCACAGGCTATGAAGGGCAAGAATGACGACCTGGTTATTAGCCTGGCAATTGGGTTGTGGCTTTTTGACACATCAGCTGATAGCTCCAAGTTCGGCAAGGTGCTGAATGATGCCATGTTGTCAGGAATGTCAACACAGTCACACCAGTTTTCTGATGTTAAGAATAGCGGAAGTGAAGTTAAGCCGACTGTCAACCCATTTTCCCCTCCCAAAGACTACAGTAAACCACAGTTTGCGACAGATGAAGAGCTAAAAAAGAAATTTAAGTGGTTAATTTGATATAGTTTAACATTGCGAGCGTTATAATTAATTTATAGTAGCACAAGCTCGATGCAAATTTGAGAGCAGGATATGTCTGATAAAAACCCAGGACTCTTTAAACAGTTAACTCGACTCTTTAGAAGCGGTCCGGTAGTAAAGCACAAGATAAAAACGCGACAGGCTGTAAATGCCTCGTCTGCTCTTGATCTATTTAAGAAGTCGCAGAGCGCAATTTATAGTAATGCGCTAAATGCCTATGGTCAGTACGATCGGATGGCACGATACGCAGACTTCTCTGAGATGGAGTACACACCTGAGATTGCCAGCGCCCTTGATATCTACTCACATGAGATCGCATCCCAGGATGACAAGGGTCGTGTCCTGCATATCCTGTCAGACAATTCAAAGATCCAGGATATTCTAGAGGAGCTGTTTTATGACACGCTCAATATCGATTTTAATATTACGTCCTGGGCTAGGAACCTCTGCAAGTACGGAGACTTCTTCCTGTTTAATGATGTTTCACCAGACTACGGCGTTGTCAATGCATTTCCAATACCAGTTAATGAGATAGAGCGTGAGGAGGGTTTCGATCCAGAGGATCCACTGGCGACCAGGTTCAGGTGGGTCACGCAGGGAAACCAGCCCCTAGAGAACTGGCAGATTTCACACTTCCGAATTTTGGGTAATGACGCTTTTCTACCATACGGCTCATCTATACTGGAGGCCGCCCGTAGAATATGGCGCCAGCTGATTCTTATTGAGGACGCTATGCTTGTCTATCGTGTCGTCAGGTCACCTGAGCGTCGTGTCTTTTATATAGACGTGGGAAATGTCAGCCCTGAGGATATTCCACTTTATATGGAGCAGGCTAAGGCTGCTTTGCGAAGCAACCAAGTTATGGACAAGTCAACCGGCCGTGTTGATCTACGATACAACCCCCTCAGCGTTGACGAGGACTACTTCCTACCAGTTCGTGGAGAGTCATCTGGAACTAAGATTGACACACTTGCAGGTGGCACCAATGTCACGGCCATCGAGGACGTCGAGTACATTCAAAAGAAACTGTTCGCCGCGCTGAAGGTTCCACGCGCTTATCTTGGCTATGATGAGATGCTATCATCTAAGGCAACCCTGGCACAGGAGGATATTAGGTTCTCTAGGACTATTAATGCTATTCAGCGTGTAATAATATCCGAGCTGAACAAGCTTGCAATTGTCCACCTATTCTCTCATGGCTATTCAGGAGAGGATTTGCTTAATTTCGATATCCAGTTATCGAATCCATCGACGATAGCCCAGCAGCAGAAACTAGAGCTTTATAGGACTAAGTTTGAAATTGCCGGTGGCGCGCCTGAAGGCATGCTATCTAGGGATTATATCAGGCGTAATATTCTTGGACTGACAAAGAAAGAGATATACAATATTGAAACTGAGAAAGAGGCTGATAAGGTTAGGGATCTTGAGGTTGAGTCTGTATCACTTCCGACCGAGGACACAGGCGATGATTTCGCCGACGACGCCCCGGCCGATGAGGAGCCTGTAGCTGATGAGCCTGCCGCTGAGGAGGAACCTGAAGGCCTCTTTGCCGGTCAGCTTAAGATGGGTGAACTCCTTGAAGATGATGATGACGAGAAGCCAGCAAAGCCAATCGATCCAGTGGCACGTGTCCGTAAAAATGCAAAAAAGAGGCATGGTAGAAACAAGCGTGCGGCGACACACATGCCAGATTTTGCATCCGCTCTCTCGGCGAGAGATCCGTCGCTATCTGATCCATACGGCCGCATTAGAGATGATAGCACCAACCCCCTCAGGTCAATAAACTTTAATGAGTCTGAAAGGCCCGACAACTTATTGAGCGCATTTTATGATTCTAAGATTAAAGATCACACCCGCATGTCACAAGAGATGCAGTCTACATTAAAAACCCTTGAGAAGTCAATAGGTATAAAAAAGCAAAGTCAGCCGTCTGTGCTAACTGAGGAAACAGATAACCAAAAGGATGATGATAATGAGTAAGTCACACAATAAAAAAAGAAATGTGGGACTGGTCTATGAGTTTCTGGTAAGATATATCTCTCGTGCCCTAGTGGAGAATCGCGAGGGCGATGCCCAAAAGGCTATTAGGATATTAAATCGGAGGTTCAAAGCCGGCACACAGATATACAGGGAATTTCGCCTGTTTAATTCTCTGCTGACGACCCGGGTTTCATCCGGAAATGTTGTAAGCTCAATAATTTCTGAGGCCAGGTCCGCTACCCGTCGCCTGAACTTAAAAGAGCTTAGCTCTGAAAAGTCGAAGCTGATTAGAGAGATAAACTACTCGCTACAGGATCCCACATTCTTTAACCAGCAGGTAGATGACTATAAGGCATACGCCACGATTCAGATTCTATTAAATGAATGGAGAGGCAGTGACATTGACATTGCACAGATGGCGGAGCTAGAGGATAACTTATCCGTATGGATTATGTCTGAAAGGGCTGACACTGTAGAGCTTGAGGATCAAAAGAATCTAGATATTAATGATACCATCGTTTCTATAATGACTGAAAAAATCTCGCAGAAATACCAAGGTGTCCTAAATGAGAGGCAGCAGGAATTAATTAAGCGGTACATAGTTGCCATCGAGGGTGACAGCAGCGCCACTTTGGACCTTATGGAACAGATCAGAAAAGACACCAAGACTGCGATCAGCGAGTATATCAGTCTTAATAGTGATAGTGCTATAAATGACAAGCTTAGCAGGGCAACAGCGATGCTGGAGTCTAATAGCGTGCATGAGATCAATGATACAAATGTTGGTCATCATCTTAGCTTTATAAAACTTATCGAGGAAATTAGGTCATGAAACTTTTAACAGAGTACAATATATTTGAGTACACACCCGAGATGATTAAGGAATCGATCGAGGAGAATGACGGAAAGGTGGTGATGAGGGGTGTGCTGCAGAAGGCCAACACTCTCAATCAAAATGGACGAGTGTATCCACTACCTATACTCCAGCGGGAGATTATGAACTATCAGAAATTTATTCGCGAGGGTCGTTCACTAGGTGAACTTGACCATCCAGATTCATCTGTGGTGGAACTAAAGAACGTCTCCCACATCGTTCGCGATGCCACAATGGACGGTGATGCAGTCGTGGGTACGGTTGAAATACTTAACACGCCATCTGGCAAGATACTTCAGAGTTTAATCGAGTCTGGTGTCACATTAGGCATCTCTTCTCGAGGTGTTGGAACCACAAAGCGACAGGGAGACACGCAGGTTGTCCAGGATGACTTTCAGCTTATATGCTGGGATTTCGTCTCTGAGCCGTCTACTCCCGGCGCTTTTATGATGTCAGAGGGCAGAGAGCTGTCTGACGAAGAGATAAAAAATATTTTCACAAAGACGGATAGGATTGATAGAATTCTAAACGAGATGCTGGGAGATGAGTAGAGATGCCATATTATAACGCAACTGGGAGTATGCAATATCCTTCCCCAGGCCCATCGGATGTTCCATCATATCAACTTTCGGCGATTCCATGGCTTACATCATCTGTAGCGCCTAATGGATCTGCGATGAAGATTTCGTTTCCAACTACTGCTCGATGGGTCGAGGTAATGAATACCGGAGCACAGGATATCCGAATAGGATTTAGTAGCAATGGTATTGGCGGTCTTACACCTGAGGCACATTATTTTACGTTACCTGCATCAGCTAATACACAAACTTCAAGATGGGAACTAAGGTGCTCAGAGATTTATCTCTATGGTGGTGGTGCCAGCGCAACATTTTCGTTGGCAGCAGGATTGTCACCTGTCCCAAGTCGTTATTTCGCTGATATGACAGGTTCGCTTGGTGGCGTGTACGGTGGTATAGGCTGATGAAACGCAGTGAGCTAAAGGCACTCATAAAGGAGTGTGTAGTCGAGGTACTTCATGAAGGCCTAGGCGGTGATATGACATCGACACTGCGAGAATCGGCAGCGCCGAGGACAAGTCAAAAGCGCCGTGGTAAATTACCTCGAAAAAGTACGACAAGGCGAAAACCCCAGCCGGTGATCGAGGTCGACACTGGCATTTCTGCCGACCCAATAATGCAGTCCATTTTTAATGATACCGCTGCAACAACGCTGCAGGAACAGGTTGCGTCAGATCGCCGAGGACCTTCACCGGTGGTCGAGGGCTCCGATAGGGCGGCACAGTTTATGGCGGAGCACGATCCGGATGAAGTCTTTGAGGGTGCTTCCAATTGGGCTGCTTTGGCATTCGACATTTAGGGAACTTTTTTGTCAAGCTAATATTTATAAGCAGTGAAGTATTTGATGCTTTAACTGAAGGAGTCAAAAATGGCAGGTTTTAACCAGACAATAGTAACACCGGCATCTACAAATAGGGGTATGGGCGAGTCAAGCACATCCACACTAAATGAGATGTTTCCGGCATCACCAATATACTCTGGTGAAATCACTGATACAGAGGTTGACAGCTCTAATGGGGGCACGTATGTCGAGCTCTTACAGGAGGGTGAAGTGAACGGCTCTGGAGGTTATTACGGCTTTGCTGATGGTAATTTTGACAGGGACTTTGTGGATGCACCAAATATTCCAGCTGACGTGCCAACAGGAGCTGCCGGCCTACCAGGAACTGCGTATGTTCCAAATCCTGTTATGCCAGGACCAGGTGATGTTAATCCGTTAAATCAGCCTGCACCTCCTAGTGATCCAAGCTGGCCAGCCGGACCCTCTGATTCATTCCCGGGAGCTGGAGGTGGACATGACTTAAGTCCGTCGGCAGCCTCTGCAAATATTGCAAGGATAACAATGGGATCTTACGGGCTTGGAACTTCAGGAGCGTAATAGGATGCGCTCGCTGTGGGAGGTAATAGACCTAGGTCTAGATGAAAAATCCCAGCGAGGCCTTCGGTATGGTCGATTCGATGCCCGTACCGGCCATGGTTACGGCGCCGTACCCGGCGGTAAGTTTTCTGCCAAAGGTGGCCCGACACCAGTAAATACAGCCAATCAGGCTAATATATCTTATCCATACCAGGATCCAGACATCTTTGATGATAGCGAGGATGATGTAGATTTCGAGGACTCTACAGATTTTAAGAAGGCGCTCTTTACAAAGGTCGGCGTACCTGCCATGTCCAATGATCCGTCGCCCGTATTTGATAAGCGAGCATTTGTCAGTAACGACCTCTGGTCAGTTTCTGAGGGTCCAGGTCGGTCTGCGCCGTATCCGCCGCAGACAGGCATGGCTGATGCATCATCGCAGATGCGGCTTTACAAGAATAGAGGTCCTACAGTTGGCGGCACTAGCCCGCGTATGGGTCGACAGTCAAAAGGTCCTCACACATATGGTTCAAAAGCAGGTTGGTCTAGCACACCTCCGGTGAGATTTGATCTCGATGATTTTATTGTTTATAGGTTGCAGGATATGCCTAGTAACGATCAGCGTGCCGTCATGAGGGCGGCAAAGAGGCCCATGGCCGTGGAAAAATAGCGGAGAAATAGCATATTTTTTCTTTGAATATCTTGAATTTATAATTAATGAAACATAGTTATTGATTGATGCGAATCATCACGGAGGTTTTTGCTTATGTCGTCCTCAGTTTATGAAGAGGCCCTTGCAGATGTTAAGAAACTGAAAGAAGTTGCTGAACAGAACGCAAAGAATGCTATTATAGATGCTGTCACGCCCAAAATTAGGGAAATGATTGAAAAGCAGCTCGTTGGAGATACCGTTGAGGAATCAGGCCAGGACGATATTTTGGCAGACCTTGCCGAGAGCCTTCTGGATACGGATGCTGATGACATTACGTTGACATCGGAATCACTTAAGGCACTTTCTGGTCTCGTAAATAACACGACCGAAGGTTTTAGTTCTAAGGATGCTGAACTTACATCGCTACTTGTTCAGGAACGACTCCTTGTCGTTATGGACGATGTTGCCTCTGACGGTCCCGATATTAATGAGTTAGCCGAGATGAAGCAGGAAATTTTTAAGACGTATCAGTGCCTCGTTGAAAACAAAAGTGTTATCAATGACGACGATTTTAATAGAATACAAAAGAGACTAGCGTCACTTGACTACTTTTTGACTGAGGCTATTGGAGAAAATGAAATGAACGAGAGAAATCTTCGCAATATACTTGATGAGGAGACACTTCGTCTCGTCCTAGACCTTGGAGATGATGTTGAGCTTGATGCTGACGCCGTTGACGTTTCCGTCGAACCCGCCGAGGAGGTCGAGGAGACAGAGGAGTCCGAGGAGCTTGAGACATCCGATGGTGAAGAGGAGGCATTTGAAGCCGAAGCTGAGGATGTCACTGCCGGAGAAGGTCCGGATCCAGTTGCCGACACCGCCGGCGACGCAATCGCCGAGTCCGACAACGACGAGATGCTGGAGATCAACGAGGAACAACTTGCCAGTATGATCCGCTCCATCCTTAATGAGGATGACGATGCGGGTGACGCGGACGAGCAGGACGATATGGACGAGCTTGACTCGGACAGCACTGACGAGGACTCATACGTCGCAGACGAAGACAGTGAGCCAGTCGTGATGGAGTCAGAAGAGCTCACTGACGATACGGTCGTTGAGATTTCGGAGACGATGCTGCGTGACGAGCTCATGAGGATGCGTCAGCTTCGGGAGTCGACAGACGAGACAGTCACGACTGATGAGCCCATCGAAATTACAGAATCAAACACAGAAGATGACCTCACTGACGAGGTCACACAACTTAAAACACAGCTGCAGGAGTATGAGAAGGCTGTTTCTTCACTCCGCAGTCAGTTGGACGAATCAAATCTGTTCAACGCTAAGCTTCTCTACGCTAATAAGCTTTTACAGAATCGCGACCTGAATGACAGGCAGCGAGTCAATATTGTCGAGTCTCTTGACAATGCAAAGAGCTTGAGAGAGGTGCGGCTCCTTTATAAGAGCCTCGTAGACTCAACTAACACAAAGAGTAATCTTACAGAGTCTAAGAGGCGTCGGGCCGCGGGATCAGCCTCGCGACCAACTCGCACCGGATCCGTCTCAAAGGAATCTTACCCTGAGACCGATCGGTGGGCCTTACTTGCAGGTTTAAACAAGTAATTTTCTTAGGAGAAAATAAATTATGAAAAAGTTTACGCTTGAACAGCTTACTGAGGGTATTCGTAATCGAAACCTCGGTGGTGAGAGCAAAAGGCTTGTCGAGAAGTGGAGTCGTACCGGCCTACTTCGTGGACTCGAGGGAACGGGCAAGGAAAACATGTCCCGTCTTCTTGAGAACCAGGCTGCTGAGCTACTTCGTGAGTTCAACTCAGTCTCGACAGGTGGAGCGGCTAACACCGCCTCCGGCGACCTTCGTGGTTTCACCAACATAGCGTTCCCAATCGTCCG